GGAGCCAAGAACTTGATTTTGGCTACGCTTTCTTCTAGTGTTCCACCTGAAGACGAACTATTAACCGTGATTGCGCCCAATCCACCGATGGAAGTGCTGAATCGGCTGATTGCGTTTCCTGCGTCACCGTTGGTTTCCAAATACTCCACAACAACAATGTTTCCGGCTTCGGGTTGCTGCCCAAGGAAGCCGTCCCCGAAGAACAGTTCATACATTCCTGTTTCGCGCTCTTGCAGGAAGAAGACTTTGGATGTGGGGGTAAGATCAATATACGAATCAGAATAAGTCCAAACTTCACTTACTCCTGTATTATCCGCAGCCGATGCTTTGACGCGCACCTTGATGGTGCTGGTGTCAATCTTGTCATTGGGGATAAGCAGCACGGATGCAGTCTTCTTGTTGGGATCATACGCGTAACTCATGCGCCGCAGTGTGCCTTCGTACACTTCAATATTCTTGAATCCCTGTGGAGTAGTAAGATCTGCGTATACAGTATCAAGCAACACAAATCGGTACTGTGTTCCCGCAAGATCCGTTCCCACGAATTCAGATCCGCGAGCCAGATATGTGTTTTGAGATGCGCCGTTTGTGGCTACAGTGAGAACTGCTTTTGCTGCACGGCGAGAAGTGGGCACATACCCAAGGGTCTTGGCATGAGAAACCACAGACGGACGCAGCACTGCGCTGTCCAAGAACATTTCGTTAGCCACCATGTTGGCGTAGAACGCCTGATAGTGGGTGTTGTACGCCAGCACATCTAGAACGGTTGACAGTACAGATCCATCAAAGTTGTAGTCCTTGAGACTGTCTTGCGATTGCAAGAATGCCTGAAGCGATGCCTTTGCCTCATCAAAATCAAGTCCTATGATGTTGAAACTGTTTGTGTTAGCCATCAGCGTACCCTTTCTAGCACAACCGTTATCTTGTCTGTTTTACCAATTCCCAATACAGAATATTCCACATTGACTGTGTATTGATTTTCATCAGGATTGGCAATTACATCAACAAAAATATTTCCCACCCGAGGTTCGTGACGGTTCAGCGTGAGCAGAATGCGATCCCGAATCTCCATTGTGGTGATTGCGTCAATGGGTTCAAACAGCAGAGTACGAAGTGATCCACCAATGGTTGGCTGAAACAGCCGTTCACCAAAAGAAGTAGCCATCAGATTGTGTAGCGATTGCCGTATAGCCGCGTCATCCCGAAGAGCCAACAGGTCATTGGTCTTTGGGCTACGGGTAAAGTTCGGATCTATATCCGAAAATACCGGCTTGGTGCTGTTGCTATTGATCCGTAGTGCCATTACTTGGGTTCTGCTTTATATGATAAGTAAGTGTTTATATCGTGGACGCTATCTGATATTACCCGTTCCAAGTTTGTCTGCGATACGCCTTCTGTCTCAATTGAATCCAACTGATCCGCAGAACACCAATGGCAGCACACAAAACCAAGAGGAGTCAGCCCGTCCAAGCATCGCAAAGGGGTAATACTAAAGTATTCTACACTATTTATCTCAAGTCCAGAACGAAATGCCGAAGGCGGAAGACTGCTTACAGAAATAATCTTGCTAGCCGATTCGTCCATATAATGAATGATGTCCACATATCGGGTAAGCAGCACATCCTGCGATTCTAGAATCATGCTTGTGATTCCCCCAATACACGATTCATGGGTCACTGAAAACCGCTTGATGGAAGTGCCGTCTGCAAACGAGCCGCCGTTGTGAAACTGAAACACCAAACAACGGGAAGCCCGAACAGTGATACGGAGTTCTGTAAGCAGTTCGTGAATTTGACTGTGCCGCTGAACAAATCTCTGTTCCTTGGCTCGCATTGATTTAAGTGAAATATTCTTCTTGCGAAGCACACCGATGATCCCCAAACCCAAGCCAACAGCAAAAACCCCAACTGCTTCACCAATGTATTGCAGACTGTCTTTGGCACTATTCAAATATTCGGTTATTCCACTCATCGGGTGCTTGTGCCTCCACCCACGCCACCCAATCCCGCGCCTTCAACGGTACTGATGAATTCAGGGCTAATGAGATTTGCGTTCATGGTGCCGCCGAGTTTAAAGCACGGATCGGTGCTGGCTTGATTCACCAAGTTCATCAGAGAACTGATGTCGCTGTACTTGCGGATGAAATCAACAGCCTGCTGCTGCATTCCTGCTGCTTGGTTGATGACCTCGTTGAGTTTGTTGTTTACCTCGTCCATTGCCTTGAATGCTTCGTCCAAACCCGATTGCAGGTTTTTGACCGCATTGGCTAGATCCGTTCCTGCGCCATCGCTGAACTTGTTCAGTACTTTTTCAAGATCCACATTGGCGTTCACGGCGTAGTCAAGACGGAATTTTCCGTTTTCATTTACTACATTCAGTCCAACACCCACATCAACGCCCTCAATTCCCAGCGCACACGCAAGATCCGCGTACAGCCCAAGAGAACTAATAATGCTAGTGAGTCCACGAACAGTTGTAAACTTGTTGCACTCATTTTCAAAAGCGTTGACAATAGCATTTTGACTGCTTACCGCACTCTGTATGCGGGTCAGCGCAGGAAGAGCCGTAGTGAGTCCGTTTACTGGATCGGCTGCGCTGGTTATGAGTCCAGCCAAACGATCACCATTACTGCCACCAAGTTGTCGGGCAAGACCAATAGCAGCAGCGTTTGGATTTTTGAGCATTTCATTGGTAAGCCCAAAGTTGAGAACACTCTTCTCGCCATCGGTCACGGTATTCTTACACGGGCATTCTGGTGCTACACCAGGCGAAGATTCTTGTGCTGTATCAGGATCCAAAAATATCGCAGCAGGAGCAGAGGTAGCAGGTGGTGGCGGTGGAGGAGCAGGTTCTGGTGCCACCTTTTGGTCTGTGGGTGTAGCCTCTGCCTTGGATACTGCTGCGGCAACTGTGGCTTCCACTTTTTTTGTGTTTCCAACATATTCGTTTATACCAACATATCGCTTCTCTGCGAGATTATAGTAAGCAACAGGTTCCCAATTGTCCTGAAAATAAAGATCCGTGAAGGATTTGCCTGGTGCGGCTTCACGAATAATTCTACCCTTTTGTTCAATTTTATACTCGTAAATTACTTTATCAGAAAACTCTCTATTTGGTTTGGACCATTGTTCGGTTACAGGCATAGATTACCCCACAAAAAAAGTGCTTGATCCTGTTGGCGTATGACCACAACTTGCTTGACTAGCGGTGGTACATACAGGTATTCCACCAATAACAAAATTTGGATTGCCCTGTATCATTGTTGCTTTGTTGTGTGGACTATCTCCGTGATCCTGCACAGGATTTCCTTCCAACGAAACAGCAAATCCGTCAACGAAAAAGTACGGGTTGCCTTCAAGTATCGTGCCACCCGCAATATCTATGTTGGCTCGGCATACACCAGATCCAGGCATTAGTAAGTTCCTCCGTCTATCGGACCATTGGGTGATGGATCTTCGTAAAAAGACAGCACATCAAATCCCGAATTAGCGTCTTCGGGAATGTATCCCGATGTCTGATCCGCTTTACAAACATAAAACTTACCGTTACGCTTGACAACATCTCCGTACACATACACAGTGTATTGAGAAGACCCTTCAATGTATTTGCGGTGCAAGCCACGGTAGTTCATCAACCACCGCCCTTCAAGTCAACACGCTTGGGCTTCAGCACGGGTTCGCCTGAATTCACTTCAATTCGCTTGCCCTGCTGCATCACCATGACATTTTTGTCTGTGATGAATGAGATGGTGCGTCCCGAGAATCCAATATCTCCGTCTGCATAAAATTCAATGGTCTTTCCAGATGCCTTCAGTGATCCCTCAACTTGAATATTTACATCATTGTTTGCAAGTATACTAGTGTTTCCGTTAATCTGTATATTTGCTCCGTTGTTAATGGTGATGTTCGCAGAACCATCAATCACAAGGTTCAACCCTTCTTTTCCGCGAATGTGAACCTTCTTATGCCCGTGAACTATTTCGTAATCATTTCCCACGATTCGCTGCACACGAGTTCCGTTTGGGTCTGCTTCCCATCCGTTTCCAATTTCATTGAATGTGCCTGAAGTATGGTAATGATGAATTCGTTCAGATCCTGGCGTATCATCATATTCTTCAATGTGCCCACTTTCGGTGTACCGAACATGATTCTTGGGATACACTGCATTGTATGGAGTGATAGGTTCATTCCAAACAGAGCCACCCCCAATATCTGGTGTACTTTTAATGTTTGTTGAAGTGTTTTCCACTTTAGCAATGACAGCGGTTATCTTGCTAATATCTGTGTCGTTTCG